ACGCCGTTGATGGCCACTTACTATGGCCAGCGCGCCTCGGCCGGATTGATCGTATCCGAAGCCACGCAAATTTCTGCCGAGGGCCAAGGCTATTTGGACACTCCGGGCATATATAGCGCGGAGCAAATTGCGGGATGGCGGCGCATCACCGACATCGTTCACGCGAAGGGCGGCAAGATCGTGCTGCAGCTGTGGCACGTCGGCCGTATTTCCCACGTCTCTTTGCTGCCCAACGGGCAAGCGCCGGTATCGAGCACGTCAAGACGCGCAAACACCAAGACATTCACCGCCAAAGGATTCGAGGAGGTATCGCAGCCGCGTGCCCTGCGGCTCGATGAAATGCCGCGCGTCGTCGCGGACTATCGGCAAGCTGCGCGCAATGCGATCGACGCCGGTTTCGACGGCGTGGAGGTTCATGGCGCCAACGGCTACTTGTTGGAACAATTTCTACGAGACACCATCAACGATCGTACCGACGCGTATGGTGGATCTAAGGAAAATCGCGCGCGATTGCCGCTCGAAGTCATGCGTGCAATAGCCGCTGAGATCGGGGCAGGACGCACCGGCTTGCGTCTCTCGCCGGTGACGCCGGCCAATGACGCCGCCATCGACAGTGATGCACAGGGTCTATTCAATTACCTGGTCGAGCAATTGGCGCCGCTCAACCTCGCCTTCATTCACATCGTGGAAGGAGCCACGGGGGGACCTCGCGACTACGCTCCCTTCGATTATGCCGCCCTGCGCAGTCGATTCAAAAATGGCAATGCGCAGGGTGCGTGGATCGTGAACAACGGATACACGCGGGCCATGGCCCTCGAGGCTGTGGCGAGCGGTGCTGCCGACATGGTGGCGTTCGGCAAGCCGTTCATCAGCAATCCCGATCTGGTAAGCCGGCTATGCGCCGACGCACCCTTGGCATCGTTGAACCCCGCCACACTTTACGGCGGTAATGCAGCCGGATATACAGATTATCCCGCCCTCGACCCGGCGACGGCTGAGGCGTAGTACTTTGCCGGAGAGTTCCCCGAAGTTGCGCGCTGAAGGTTCGTTGGCGGTCAAGACCGGCCGACGCCCGCCTCTTGCGCGGACCGCCCGCCTCACCGTGTTGTTTGCCGATTTACGAGGATACACCGGCCTCGCGGAACGGCTTGCCGCCGCGCGAATCGTGCCGCTGCTGGATGAGTTTTTTGGCGTACTCGCGAAGGCCACGCTGTCGCATGGCGGTACGGTTTTCCATATGGCGGGGGACGGCATGATGGCCGGCTTCGGCGGACTCGACTCGGAACAGGATGGGGCGCGTGAGGCGCTTGCTGCCGGTCACGCGATGTTGCAGCATTTCGGCACGGTGGCAGCACGCTGGCGCAATGAACTGTCGATCGAAACCGGCATCGGCGTGGGGCTTCATTTGGGCGAAGTCGCGATGGGGCTGCTGGGGCCGCCGGGCCGGAAATCGACCACGTTGGTCGGCGATACCGTCAACGTCGCTGCTCGACTTTGCAGCCGCGCCCGAGCGGGGGAGGTGCTGTTGTCGTGTACGGTAGCGGCTGCCTTGGAGATCGACGACGGTGAGCGCGAACTCTACGTCGGACCGATTCCGGTACTGCATCTGCCCCAGTTCGAACTGCGCGGCCGAACGGCGCCGTTGGACATCTGGTGCGTGCCGGCGATGGAGCGCGTCGCGTTGTAGCGGACCTCTGCTAAACTTTGCGGGTTTTTAGCCCTCGTGGCGGAATCGGTAGACGCAACGGACTTAAAATCCGTCGGTTAACAGCCATCCCGGTTCGAGTCCGGGCGAGGGCACCAAGAAAAACAATAAGTTACGAACAAACAAATACAACCGCCAAAAATTTGGCACAACTTTGGCACACAGCGCTGTATAGTCCCGCCACACACATCGCTGCGAGGCCCATATGGCGACAATTCAGAAAAGGATCGGGAAGAATGGAGCAATCAGCTATCGCGTGATGATCCGTCGCAAGGGTTACGCCACTGTCTACGAGACGCACAAGAAACTGCTCGACGCGAAGGCAGCCGCCGCGAAGGCTGAGACCGCCATCAACGAGGGCGCGGGCGTGATAGCCGGCGCCGCGCGAAGGCACACGCTGGCCGACGCGATCAAGCGCTACACCGAGTCCGTACTGATGAACCGCGACGATAAATCGACCAAGCGTCATTACGCATTTTGGAATGATCGGCTCGGGCATGCGCGCCTGCGCAGCATTACTCCCGATATGATCGTGGCGGCCCGCGACCATCTACTGACAACCAAAAGCCGACTCGGCAAGCCGCTGGCACCGGCAACCGTCAAGCTGTACATCGAAAGCCTGTCAGCGGTATTCAAGGCGGCGCGCAAGGAATGGCGCTGGACGCAATACAACCCATGCAGCGACGTGACCAGGCCGAAGCTGCCGAACGGCAGGGTGCGGTTCCTGAGCGACGCTGAGCGCACTGCGCTGCTCGACGCGTGCAAGGACAGCACCGATCCGCGGCTCTACCCGTTCGTGCTGCTCGCGATCAGCACGGGCGCGAGGGCCGGCGAGCTGACCGGCCTGCGCTGGGGCGACGTGGACTTGGAGCGCGGCACCGCCTCACTTCGCAAAACGAAAAACGGCGACATGCGCGCGCTGCCGATCAAGGGGCAGGCGCTTGCAGCCATCAAGGCGATGCACACCGAGGATACGGACCCGGCCGCGTATGTCTTTGCCGATCCGCGCGGGCCGATCTTTGACTATCAAGACCCGTTCACCGGGGCGCGCGATGCGGCGGGCATCAAAGACTTTCGCTTCCACGATTGCCGACACTGCGCCGGCAGCTATCTCGCGATGAACGGCGCCAGCGCGTCGGAGATTGCCGCGGTACTTGGGCACAAGACGCTCGCGATGGTCAAACGCTACGCCCACCTGAGCGATGGCCACGTCGGCGGCGTCATCGAGCGTATGAACGAAAAAATCTTTCCGACACCGAAGCCCGCGCAATCGACCGAGGAAGGCCAAACTGCGCCGAGTTGAATTGCCACAGGAACTACAGGTCCGCTACGCAAAAGTATCTACCGATATTTTCCGCCGTGAGCACCGTTTTGGCCTTGAGGCAGTTTGCAGCGGATTGTTGATGGCAGCGGCCTCGTAGTTTGATATGCACAACACTATATGCAAATGTATAAGTATGGCCGACCTCGGATCAGAACAACCGAACCGGCGCACGGCGCGCCTGGTTTGGTTTTATCCACACAAGGTGCTTTACTCGCAAGGGTGGGTAATCGCGCCCAAGAGGCCGCAAGTCTCACCGGCCTCCGCTAATTTGCAATGACGGACAACTTGTGGATACTGGATACGGTGAGGATTGCCGACCTCGGATCAGAACAAACGAACCGGCACACGGCACGCCTAGTTTGATTTTACCCAATCTTTAGTATTTAGTAGCAAGCTGGCGAATGAACCACTCGCCGCGGCGGTGACCTGAATCTAGTCCCGCCATTGGCGCTAAGAAGCGCCGAACCTTCCCGATTTGCAATGGCCCACACTTTCTCGATACTAGATACGGTGAGGATTGCCGACCTCGGATCAGGACAAACGAACCGGCGCAAGTTGCTTTGGCGGACAGTTCACGCGAATGTGTAAGTATGGATATTTGCACCCCCCAGCGATGCCGCATCGCTAAGACAATAGAACCCTAATCTGAATTGCCGCCCAAGGGCGGCGCGTAGCGATCTGCGTCCGGGCAGACCGCTGCTTTGTCGTGCGCGACTGTTTTACCGGACTACACCGACCGATCTTCACTAAGCGCTAACGCGAGGCATTTATGCACCCGAAAATTGTACCTATCTCGAAAGCAACCGACACCGGCATTCCCCTCAGTGCATCCGCAATGGGTTGGGTCGCTTACTGGCGCGCCGATAACGGTTCCGCTAAGGCCGGCGCGATCTTCAAGGTTGGCGGACGTCTTTTCGTAGACGTTGAAAAATTCCTGGAGTGGATGAAGTCCGAGCCACGAATCAGCCCTCCCGGCATCCGCGGTCGCCGGAAGGCCGCACCGCCGGCGGTCGCGTGACCCCGGCGTCTAGGCGAAGCCTCGTGATCGGGCGGCCGATTATCTTTCGCCGGCCGATATCGACTAGTGGTGACGCATGAGCGCGCAGCCGATTATCCGGCGGGACCATCACGGAGTGCTCCTTCGGTACAGCGTAGGCGACGCACAGCCCTTCCACACGGTGCAAACCGAGCAAGCGAGCGACGGTGAGCGAATGGTGCTTATCGCCGCTGACAGAGCGCTAGTTAGAATTTCGACCATCGTGGAGTACTGCTCAATCAGTGACCTCGGGGTGTCACGGATTATTGACGCGCTGAGTACGATCAAACGCGCACTCGATTTGAAGCGACCGCGCTTAGGACTCGCGCATGGATAGCGTGACAACACTTCGGCCGCGGGCTACCAATCCCCGGCAACGGGAAGCCGAAGCCGTGCTAGTCGAAATCCAAGACAGCGACATTTCCAACGCCCGGCGCTTGGCGGCGAAGCATGGCGCCGACCTGAAATTCACTCCCGAGCGTGGATGGCTCGTGTATGACGGCCGGCGATGGGCAGTTGATGACAAGGCCATCGAAGTCCAGGCGCGCGCAAAAGATACGGCCATGGCGATATTCGACGAAATCAAGGATGCGCCTGACCGTGATGCTCGGATGCGTCACGCCAAGCGCTCGCAGTCGAAAAACTCGATTGAAGCGATGATCTGGCTGGCGCGGTCGGAACCGGGAATACCCGCACGGCTGACCGACCTTGACCGCGATGGCTGGCAATTCAACGTCGCGAACGGGACCATCGACCTGCGGACCGGCACCATCCGGCCGCACGCTCGCGAGGACCTGATATCGAATGTGGTCGATATCGTGTACGACCCACATGCCACGTGCCCGCTGTGGGACGCATTCCTATGGCGCGTGCTGGATCACAACGCTGATCTGTGCGGGTACCTCCGCCGATTTGTCGGCTATCTGCTAGTCGGCGACACAACCGAACAAAGCCTGCATTTCCTTTTCGGCCTCGGCGCGAATGGCAAAAGTGTTTTCTGCGAAGTCTTGATGCGGCTACTTGGCGACTACGCGCTTGCAGCGTCGCCCGACCTCATCATGCTCAAGAAGTACGGCGGCATTCCGAACGACATAGCGCGGCTCCGCGGCGTCCGAGCGGCAATGATGAACGAGACCAGCCAAGGCGCGCGGTTCGATGAAGCAAAGCTCAAAGACCTGACCGGCGGCGACACTCTGACAGCGCGGTTCCTGCATCAAGAATTTTTCGACTTCGAGCCAACGCATCGCATCGTCATTCGCGGAAACCACAAGCCAGCGATTTCCGGCACGGACGAAGGCATATGGCGGCGGCTGCGATTGGTCCCGTTCACGGTCCAGATTCCACCGGACGAGCAAGACCGCAACTTGCTACGGAAGCTCCAGGCCGAACTGCCCGGAATCCTCAATTGGGCATTGCAGGGTTGTCTGGAATGGCAAGCGGATGGGCTCAAGCCGCCGGCCATCGTCGCCGCGGCTGTGGCCGAATACCGCGCGGAGTCCGACACGTTGGGACGCTTCATCGCCGAGTGTTGTCAAACCCGAAGCCTTGCTCAAGTGAAATCCTCGAGCCTCTTCAAGGCATACCAGGAATTTTGCGAACGTGGCGGCGAACGCTGGATGGCTTCAAAAGACTTTCCGGCCGAGATGCAACGGCGCGGCTTTGAATGGAAGCGCATGACGCAGGCGTCAGTGTTCTTGGGCATCGAACTGCGCACCGACGACACCGCTGATTGGAGCAACCAATGACACCGCATGTAGGCAGATGTAGGCAGTTCCGTATCTTTTCTATGCGCGCGCACATTGGAGATATATACGGATGACCCTACACCACCCTACACCGAAGCTCGAAAAGCGCATTCGCAACATGGCGTTGCGTTGGCAGTACAGCGCCGACGAACTGGCGTTTGCGCTCGCGGATGCATCGAAAGACCCCGACTCATGGGCACGCTGGCTAGCTTGGGATGAATTGCAAAATGGAACTGGCACAAACTTCGTGAGACCTACGCATGACCGACGATTTCGACCAATTCAGGACAATCCAGTGATCCGAATAGCCAATACGCTCGCCGAAGAAGCTCAATCCATCGCGGCGCGGAATCTCTTTGCGGAGCACGCACGTCATGAATTTGTGGAGACCCCCGCTAAAACGATAGTCCTTCAACTAAGAGTTGGTCTGCATCGGTTTGAGCGAGCGCATCAAGTGCCGTCAGGCAATACGGCGCTTCAGCCCACCGTGCCGAACCCGTGGCAAGCGCTTCGTCGGGAAAACGCGAGAAAGGTGGCGGCCTCAAAGACAATTGGTCCCCAGCGCGGCGCACCACCTTTACCCATCCACCACCACCAACATGACGGCAAGGCGCCGATCCAGACCCACCGCTGGCATTTCATTAACGACAACAGAAGCCCTGCCGTCGACGATTCGTCTGACCCGTGGGTCGCCGCGCATGCATCACTACGGCCATGACGATGCGAGCGACCCGTACACCGATGCACTACTGCGATAGCGAGCGCCGCGCCGCTGGCGCGTGCGTCTGAATCGTGGGCCGGTGTGAGCCGAGCGCTGAAAGGATGGCCCCCGGGTGATATTGCGGGTCCCTCTGACGCCCGACCAAATGGGGGTAACTGCGCCGCTCCCTTTCAAAAATTATGAGGATTTCAAAACCATGTCGTTATGTCGTTTCCAAGACCTTCCCAGTGTCACCACGGCGGTACTCGCCGAACTGTCGGGGCTCACGCCGCGCCAGATTCAACGCCTCGCACGGGGCCGCACAATCGCCAAGGCAGGGCGCAACGCCTACGACCTTCGCAACGTGGTCCACGCATTGATCCGGTATTACCGCCAGGACGCTGAAACAGACGGCGACCAGGCTGCGGAGAATCTTCGCCGCACCATCGCTCAACGTCGGGAGATCGAACAGCGCGTTTCGCACAAGGCACGCGACCTGATCCCCGCCGCCGAAGTCCGTGCGGCCTTCGATACGGCGATGACTCTGGTCGGCTCCCAGCTCGACGGCCTCGCCGGCCGCATCGCCAACCAAGTCGCAGCCGAGTCCGATCCCGCAATTTGCAAAAAGGTGGTTTTTGATGAAACACGACGCATCCGAGCGGCCGCCGCGGCGGAACTTGAAGCTTTCGCAGACGATAGCGGCGGGCGCCAGTCTGCTACGGCCACCGAGGGCGACGACGGTGAGTGAATGGGCCGACGAAAACCGAATATTGCCGCGGGGGTCCGCCGAGCCCGGCCCGTGGCGCACGAGCCGCACCCCGTACATGCGCGCCGTGATGGATGCAGCCATTGACCCAAAGTACAAGCGCGTTGTCCTGGTCGCCGGGGCGCAAATGTCCAAAACCGAACTTTTGCTGAACCTCATCGGCTATCGGATGGATATTGATCCAGCGCCGATCCTGTTCATATCGGCATCGCAACGGCTCGCAGAGTCCGTATCAACCTCCAGGCTTATGCCGATGATTCGCTCGACGCCCGCGCTGCTCGACAAGCTCGACACATCGCGGTCGAAACTGAAGATAACCGAGAAGTTCATCGCCGGTCAGCGTTTGGGCTTCGGCTGGGCGGGTTCCGCGATCGAACTGTCATCGCACCCAGCGCATACAGTGCTGATCGATGAACGCGACCGCATGGCCGGCGACGTTGACGGCGAAGGCGACCCGGTTGCGCTGGCGGAAGCCCGTACAGCCACGCATGCCGATGGCAAGGTTGTTGTCGTGTCCACGCCTACCCTTGAGGGCGCAAGCCCGATCTGGGACCTGTACAGCGGCGGCACGATGTCGCGGTGGACTTGGGCTTGTCCCGATTGCCTGACGTACTTCGCGCCCGAGTTCGCACTTCTTCAGTGGGACCCGAAAGCAACCCCTCAACAAGCAAAGCGGTCCGCACGCCTCGCATGCCCTCATTGCGGCTCGCTGATCGAGGACAAGCACCGGGCGAAGATGAATGCTGGCGGCCGGTATGAAATCACGGGCGACGCTGACAGCGATTGCGCAAGCTTCCACATATCGGGACTTGCGTCACCCTGGCGAACATGGGGCGAAGCGGCGAAGCAATGGATCGAGGCCGTGCGATCCGGCGAACCAGGACGCTGCCAGGCCGTAAAGAACACGACGTTCGGCGAGCTGTTCGTCCTGGAAGGTGAACGGCCTACTGTGACCGCGTTGGAGGGTTTGAAGGGCGCCTACGTTCAGGATGAAGTGCCAGTCGAAGCCCGCGTGATTACGGCCGGCGTTGATTTGCAGGGCGATAAATTGGTGTACGCCGTTCGGGCATGGGGACCGAAGGCGACATCATGGCTGGTCCATCACGGCGAGATATGGGGCGATACCGATCAGGCGGAAGTGTGGGAACAGCTCGCCGAGCTGGTGTCAGCGGACTACGGCGCCCTCAAAATGCGCCTGATGCTGGTGGACTCCGGATTCCGGCCAGATCGAGCATATGCGTTCGCGCGGCGTTTTCCCGGCCGGGTGCAAGCTAGTAAGGGTCACGCCGGTCTGGCCAAACCGGTCAACATTTCAAAGCTCGAAGTCGACTCGCGCGGAAAGACATCACGGCATGGCGTGCAGCTCGCGCACGTTGATACGCACTACTTCAAATCGTGGCTATTCGGCCGCATTGCCTGGCCGATCGATCAGCCGGGCGCATGGCATTTGCCCGCCGACGTTGGTGCCGACTATCTCGAGCAAATTCTCGCGGAGTCGCGCGTCGTCAAGAAGTCGGGCCAAGTCATATGGATTAGAAACCGAAAAGCGAATCATTTTCTTGACTGTGAAGTGCTCAACGCCGCGGCGGGACACCTGCTCGGAGTCCATTCGATCAAGGGCGCAAAGGCTCAAACCGTCACTGCGCCGGCCAGCACGCACAGCGCTGCGATGCCGCCAAGATCGCCGGTTCCCTTTGCCAACACGCGCCCCGGCATCGGGCCGCCGCGCCGCAAGGGCGGCTGGGTAACAAATTGGTAGCCGTCATGCATTCATCCCACAGGAACAACAAAACATGAAGATCACCGTCGCACCGCTCCCCCTGATCGAAGCCGCCTCGGCTCTCGGAATCTCACCAAAGCAGCTACGTGGCCTAATCAAACGCGGCGCGCCTACAGTTCGCCGGGGAAAACGTGGCCGTGCGGGCGCGGCCTTGATCGATCCCGACGCGGTGCGCGCCTGGCTGGCGGCCGACAAGACGAGCGTCGTCACCATCGGTCGGGTGCACGACATGATTCGCGACATTGAGTGTCGAATGGCGGCGAACACCATCCGCTTCGTCGCGTGCCAGGATGGACCTCATAAGGTCGCGCTCTCCGCAAACGCCGTCGCGCTGTTGTATCAAAATTCGACCATCCTGCGTCACGCGTTCGGACTTCCCTTTGTCGATGGGGGGAAGATCGGATTGCCCGAACATCTGCGGCCCTACGGTGAAAATTCTAAATTGCCCGCTCGAAGGGCGATTAAAGGCTGATCTGATAAAATACCGACATCCCCCTCGTGAAACTCATGCCAACCGGCACCGGGCACCTGTTGCCCAAAGGAAGACCCACGTGTTCAAGAATCCCGTATTTGAAACCCTTCTTAAGTACCTCGACGCCGAAATCGAAGCCATTTTCGCCGCCGCTGATCGAGCGAAGCCTGTGAAACGCGCTCGATCGACGCCTCGCAAAAAGCGATCGTAGACTTTTCAGTTCTCTCAGGGCTCGCGCTTCATTGACGCGAGACGGGCTTCGCTGATATCTCCCGAACATCACCAAGATCAGCTATCCAACATTCCGACAGCGCTTCGGCGCGGCTCCTCCCGGAAGGCTTGGATCGCAGACAAGGCGAGCGTGATCGCCATCGGCTGTGACATGTCCAGCGGCAATCCCTCGAATCCGAAAGCAGCGGCGCAAAGCCTGTCTGCAATCGGCTCACGGGCAAATCTCTCTCTCAACACATAGGCAGGTTCAAATGCAATTTCGTTTACGACCTGGTTTCAAGATGTTCGACTCGGCTGACGCTTCGATTGAATTCGAAACGCGTGGGCCGAAATCGGGGGTGAAGCCTCGCGCACAAGGGGGCGATGTTATCCACATGACGGCGGATGAGCTGCGAGTCCATGGAAGCGTCGGTGACCTCGGTAAGTTCGAACCCGTGGACGCTGAGGCCATTCAAGCTTACGGCAACACTCGACCGATCATCAGTCGGTTGATATCTCACCCGGCAACCTTCGTGCAAGCAATGGAGAATCGCAGTGAACGATAAATATCGAAATCTTTTGGAAGGGTCAGGGCTGAAAAGACCTAACGACACGTTCGCCAACGGCTTCATAGCCGACGCGTTTCGGTACGCTCGATCAGGTCGAAAGGATACGAAGGGGGGCGGCACAGCCGCTTTTCTTGACGACGAATATCGAGCGCGCGGTTACACAACGAACTCCGCGCACGCCGTGCTCATGCCTGGCGCCGCATTTCTTCGGCACATGGCTGGCCGAGCATTGCAACCCTATCAGACCACTGTTGTTGGCAGCGGAGCCGAGTTGACGGAAAATACCCTTCGCCCTGATTTGTTTATCGATGCTCTCAGGCCGCGCAGCGTCGTCCTCAGCCTCGGTGCACAGTCGGTTGGTGGACAGAAAGGCGATGTAGTTGTACCGCGCCAAGATACGACGAGTAGCGCGTATTGGTTAACGACAGCGGGAACGAGTCCGGTCACGTCAGGCGCGATTACAGAGAGCGAAGCCACATTCGATGCCTCGCAACTCACTGTTGCACCCGCACAGATCGGCGGATTCGGAACTTACAGTCGAAAAATGGAGATTCAAGGCGGCGAGCTGTTCGGCGAAGTCATTGCAAACGACGTAGGCAATGTTCTTGCGACGGCCATCGACGCGGCGGCCATACAGGGATCGGGATCGAGCGGGCAGCCAACCGGACTGACTAACATCGCCGGCACGAATGCGGTGTCGGGTGCAGCGTTCAGCTACGCCACCAGCGTATCGGCGGTCCAGGTCCCCGCCGCGGCGAATGCGCTCGTCAATCGCCAAACCTGTGGCTGGGTAACTACGCCGACGATTGCCGGTCTACTTTCACAACGCCAAAAAGCTAGCGGATACCCCAGTTACATCCTAGATGGCAACGTCGTTTCCGGAACCATAAATAATCACCGAGCGCTATCAACGAATAACGTGCCTGCCGGGACCGCGATTTTTGGCGATTTTTCACAAATTATAATTTTGTCCTGGGGCGATGCCTCACCAATTGAAATCGAAGTGAACCCTTATAGTGGGAACTTCCCTGGCGGCGACGTTCAATTTAGAGCGCTGCTTTCTTGCAATCTCATCATAAGGCACCCGCAGTCATTTTCCGTCCTGACCGGATGCACTTAGGAACCCTCATGAACAACCAAATCTATAATTTGACGCGTGATATGAGCGACCTGGATTTCGAGCACGAACTGGCGGAGGTTCGTGCAGCTCGTCAAGCCTGGCGCGAGGGAACGGCGTATGCACGGCAATTGGACACCGCGACATTTGGTCTCTCGGCTAAATACGCCTTGCGGGAATCTCGACCGGAGGGGGACAAGCTCTTCGAGAGCCTGCTTATCAGCGGGATGAATGCCGCCGAGGCGCGCGCGCATATTCGGTCGCTCTGAGCAACCCTGCTCACACGCGGCGACTCTTCAAACTTTTAGGAGATTACTTTATGTCGACAACCTATAACTGCATCGTCCGAAATGGATTTTCCGTTCAACTGGGCGCCCCGAATGCAAACGACCCGAATTGCACAGTCGCGGGCGGCGTCGCGCAAATGGGACAAAATCCCCCGGTTACAAACGGGTACCTCGTTCCAAATCTGAATTCCGCTGGACTACTGACTGGGCCGCCGTACGTTGTGATTCAAGGCGCCACTGTCGCGCTCACGGCGGCTCAGATTCAAGGGCATTATCACAAGCTACAGCCGGCAGATGCGGCGGCCATTGCATTTTTTGCGACCATTGCCGGCACCATTGGAATCGGCCAGGCGAATCAATTCTGAACCCAATCTGCTTGTTCGCGGCGGGACAGTCCCGAGATGAGGCCAAGGCGGCACGTCGCGCAGCCTTGGACGGCATGACGATTGCAAACCTCGCAAATCTAGCGACGGCGCGATTACTTGCCGGCAAGCGCAGGAAGACTAAGAGAAAAAATAACAAGACACCGCACGAGGTGCAGGTAGAGAGACCCTTGAGGGTCTAGCACCCTTGCTCGATAACTTGCAATGCTCCGTGGGTAGCCGCCTCCACCACGGCTAGCTGATCTCGGTCAACAAGGATATCAATAGCCGAGATATCTACCGTACCGTCAGAGTAGACTTTGGCAATCTGGGTGAAATGCTCGCACCTGACGCTGAGCACAGCCCGTACTAATTGCTTTCCCCGCAATGCACTGCCCAAAATCGCGCCAAGCTGTTGCCCGGCATTCTCCGTCGCCGCTTTGCCTGCGTTGTGCAGATAGCTGTAGTCAGGCGGGACGACAACAACGACTGTGTTGTCAGCCTTCGCTGGGGTAACTATACCGGCTGCGATGAGAAGAATTACCAAACCACCAATCTGAATGGAACCCATGTTGCGAACTCCGTTTCAAGTCTTGGAATGTCAAGTAGAGAAGCTATGCTGTAACTTAGCCGCTGGGCGTGATCCACCGCCCATTGCTGGCGCTGCAATTCGAGCTAAGGCCGTGCCGCAACCTCTCGCAGATGCTGCACCGGGAATTCATCGGCGACACCCCGAGGGCGTACTGTGTCGAGTGTCGTGCGTTTGGTCGGCTCGAACCCAATGGCCGCATCGACGTGTCGCGGCAGCCATTTCCCCCGCGGCGCCGATGAAGGCGCGTAGACTCGCGGCATGGGCTTTCGCTTTCGCCGTTCAATTAAGCTACTACCGGGCATTCGTATAAACCTGGCGCGGCGCCCGTCCATCACCATCGGCATTCGCGGTGCGCATGTCACTGTCGGCCACGCTGGCGTGCGGGAGACGGTCGGACTGCCTGGAACGGGTTTGAGTTACACCCACCTACAAAAGCCGCATAGCGAGCCTCAGCGCTCGAATACGGCCAGTGTGTTCATTGCCTTCGTGCTGCTCGTGGCGGCAGGCGTGATGCTTTTCCGCGCTGTTACCTAAAATTCACAAAAAACCGCTGCGGCGAATTTGCGAAATCGTAAAGCGCTGATCTTGCAAACATGACGGCCGCTAGATCGATCCTCCCCAATTGCCTGTTCCGGCTTTACGAAGCCGTAAACCAATTTACGTTTTTCCTCAGGAAAATGGCGGCATTTGCTGCGCTCGGCCATGGTGACAGCCGCTAAGTGGCGCGGTAGCTTCGCGGCTCCAACAAAAAGGGGACCTCGATGACACTTCGTGAACGCATGGAACATATCCGCGCCAACTGGCCGAAAATTCCTTCGGATGAAATCGAAACGCAGGTTGAATGGAACGCGGCGTTCTATGCCGAAATTCTGAGCGAGTGCGGCGACGGGCTGACGATGACCGCGGAACAATGCACGGCGCTGGCTCGCGCAGGCGTCGCGCCCACCGACGAGCAACTGTTACCGCTGGCACTGCACGCCGAACTCGTGGCGCGGCTTGAGGCCGATTGGTCGCACTCTAGCTGACCTCAACCGAACTGGGTGCGGGTGCCCCGGCAATATTTCGAAGACGGCTTCGGGTTCTAAGTCATCGGGGGCCGGCTGCTCGTGGGACGGCCTGACGATGACCGTAGCCGAGTGCGAAGCGCTTGCACGAGCCCACATGGCGCCTACTGACGCTGAGCTGTTACGGCTGGCGCTACACGCGGAGTTTCTGGAGCGGCTTGAGGCCGACTTCGAGCCGGGTCCAAACTGTGGATTTCGGGCGGTAAGTGGGCTCATACTGGCGGGCAATTCGGCGAATATGAGGAAGAATAATCCCTCAGATGCGGCACAAATCGGGCAAGGCACTTTGGAGAAACACCTGATGCAATTGAAAGCTTGGTCTCCCAATAATCACCGGTGAATGAATATGCGGTTGACAAAAATAGAGTATTCCGAATTCCCTAACAATCCGAATGCATGGCATTTGTCTGCAACAGCACTAGGCCAAGTTAGCCTGATTGTGGGTAAGAACGCTGCCGGTAAAACACGACTATTAAACGTCGTCGGAGTATTAGCCAAGCTGGTTACCGGCGCTGTTCCGCAGCCATTCCAGTCCGCATACTATAAAGCTGAATTTCAGGACGAGGGGGACATTTTCTCGTACGAAATCGATATGACTAATTTCCAAGTCACAAAGGAAAGTTTTTCGCGGAATGGCATATCATTAATGCAGCGCGGACAAAATGGCGTAGGAACAATATACGCGGAGAAGCGTAACGAAAACCTAGAGTTCCAAGCACCAACTTCAGTCGTGGCGGCATACGTAAAGCGAGACGACATCCAGCATCCCTTTCTCGAGGTTCTCTATAACTGGGGAAACGACTTACGGCACTACACGTTCGGCACCAGTTTTGGGCGAGAAAACCTTTTTCAAGTGACCGACCTCCTTAGTGAGACGAAGTGGCTACCGAACGACCCCCGCGCAAAAATGGTGGGAATGGTTTACAAGAAGGCTTATGACGAATTCAAACACGAGTTCGACCTTGCCTTAATCGCCGACATGAAACTACTCGGGTATAACCTCCAAGATGTCGGCTTAGATACGCTACCCATACCCGTTCCTGGTTTGCCTCCCCTGATGGGACTCTGTTGTAAAGAAGAGGATCTGGGAGCGAAAACGACGCAGTTAACCATGTCCGCTGGTATGTTTCGGGCCCTGGCCCTAGTGATCTTTATAAATGACTGCGTGTTCCGAAAACTAAACTGTACGATTCTCATCGATGATATTGGGGAAGGCCTTGATTATTCGCGATCCCAAGCATTCGTAAACCTTTTAATTGCGCGCGCCACCGAAAACTCCTTCCAATTAATTATGACTACCAATGATCGATTCGTAATGAACGAGATTCCCCTCGAATATTGGGGAGTCCTGACTCGAGTCGGCAGCGAAGTAAAGATCGTTAACAAACAGAATTCGGCGGCTGTTTTTGCTCGTTTCGAAGATCTTGGTTTAAATAACTTTGATTTCTTTTCGACCGGATTCTTCGAGAGTGGATTCACGACGCCTTGAAGAAACTTGCAATATTTGTCGAAGGTCAAACGGAGATGATCTTCGCTCGTCGATTAGTGGAAGAAATCGCTGGTAGAAGTAAAGTTCAATTTCGACTAGAGACCATTAGCGGCGCAGGACCGAGTGCAATTATGACCTTGTCCGGAAGCTCGCATGCGTCCGCAACCGCAGGTACGCTGTACTTTGTCTTGATCTTCAACTGCCAGAACGACGAGAAGGTAAAGTCTGCCATTTTAGACAGGTACAAGAATCTCGAGCGGGCGTCCTATTCGATGATAATCGGGATTCGCGACCTATATCCGCGACCGCTATCTGAAATAAATGTCGTCAAGCAGAATCTTCGGACCCGCTTGCCTACAAAGGGAATCCCAATTGCCATTGTGCTCGCGGTGGCAGAAATCGAAGCCTGGTTTATCTGGGAGCATACGCATTTTAAGCGTGTAGATCCCGGACTGGATGCTGCCGCTATCGCGGCAACTTTCGGGTTCGATCCAAGATCGGACAATGTGGAGAGCATCGCGCATCCGTCCGAGTTACTAGACAATATTTATGGAACGGTGGGCAAGGCCTATAAGAAGAAGCGCAATCAAGTGCAGCGCACGGTTGATAATCTCGATTACGCGTCGCTATACATGCAGGCACCAGCCAGCGTCCCCCACCTAAAGGAATTGCTGGATCTGATTGATACCTTCTTGGGTAGCCAGTGATTGCCGATGGCTATTTGGCACAAATTTGGCACATCAAGCCCCAATTTGTGCCAATTCCTGCCTAGCCACGACTAACCGCATGCGCGCCTATCATGCTGATTTTCTTATGATCCCTAACTTCCCCTAATCCCGCCCAATTATTAAGTCTTGGACTTAAAATCCGTCGGTTAACAGCCATCCCGGTTCGAGTCCGGGCGAGGGCACCACTACGATATCTGAACGCCAGTTCGTCGAGCAGTGCGTGATTCACGATCGGCGGAGTTTCTTGATCCATTGCGAAATTTATCGGTGCCGCGACGGTTGCAAGCAAGCTTCGTCGGACACCGCCTATGATCTGCAGGGCAGTGAGGTGCATTCGAGTGCGAGCATCGGGATCATCACCAGCGACCAGTGCCAAACCAATGCCGAGGACGTCGTGCGCAATGCCGATGTGGCGATGTATGAGGCCAAGCGCGCAGGGCTACTTGTTCAGTCGTCCGATGCCGGCCGACTTGCTTCTCGATGCAGCAAGTCCCCGCGTCCCCGCCGTGCCCGTGGGGGCTTAAGTTTCCCATGCACCGGTCGACACGCTCTCAGCCGTTTTCAATCGCACTGCACATTCACGGAAGCGCCTCGCTATGCAAGACAACGTGATGACACCGATCGACTCAGCCGCCTCGCATGACTCGCTCATGCGATTCTTACACGCGGCGCCGCTAGGCCTGTTGCAGGCTGGGCTCGACGGTACCATCGAAACCATCAACGCGACGGCGGCGACTCTGCTCGCACCGCTGTCGTCCAATGGTCGCCTGGACAATCTGTTTGCCCTGTTGATCG